GCGTTGCTGGCCTTTTCTGTTGCGCTGATACCGCCGCCGCTACCCCCGCCTGCTGCTGATTTGCGCCCGCCGCCACCGCCACCACCCCCGCCCGTTACAGCATGAACAACTGGCGTTGCTGGAGCTTGCAAGCGGGTATTGGCATAAAGGTTATAAGCTCCAGAAATCTTATCATCAGATCGCTGCTTATTGGCCGCCGCCGCCGCCGCTGATGCCGCATTCCAAAGGGTGCCAGCCAATGTTGCGGCATCGCCAATAGCGCCTGAAAGCCAGCCAGCACCGGGGGCGTTTGATGCAATGGAACCCGCTGCTGTTGCTGCATCATAAAGCGCAACAGTCATTGTTTCCGTTGTGCCAAGTACCTGACCCGTTGCGCCGTTCAACTCATTGGTAATATTAACTTGGTCGGTAATTAGACCAAGTGCATCTATCATTTGGTCTATCAGGGCTTGCTCTTCGCCGGAAACGTCACCACTGGCATTCGCCAAGTCGTATGTCGTTTGTAGCAATCCCTGCATGATCGAAAGCTGCGCGTCCAAGTCGCCATTCGCATTCGCAAGTTCCGCCTGCTGATTGACAAATTCCGATGTCAATTGACGGGCGACACCCATTGATTCACGCCCAGCTGCGCTGAAGGCCATGAAGATGTTTGCATCAAAAAAATCCGCAACGCCAGTGCGGGCCTCCCCGGCACCACCTGACCCAAACATATTGGAAAGTGATTCACCAAGGCCGTCAATTGATCGCTGCGCTTCGTCTGCCTTTAGGTTTGCAATCAGCGCAAAGGCACGTTGAACCTCAAACGACGCCTCGCCAAACCGGGTCTTCATTTCTCCGGCGCTGATGTTTACGTTCGCAACCGCCGTGCGGAAACCTTCGATCTTATCCGCCGCGTCTTTCGTCGCGTCGCCAAGGCTCTTTGCCCCGCCAGCACTGTTATAAAACGCTGCGGCCAATGGTATACCGACCGCCGCGACCACACTAAGTCCGATACCAAGCAGGCCGAACCCCTGCAACAATTGCGGCAACTGCTGGCCCAATGCCTGCGCTGCGCTTGTGCCAGCCCCGACTTGAACTGCGAAGTCACCGACCTGATAGCCGACGTTTTGCAGGTTGTTGCCCAGCTTGCCGAACCGACCACTTGCCGCGCCCGTCGCGCTAGCCATCCGGCCAATCTCGGCGCTGTATTGCTTGGCGTTGATCGCGCCGAGCTTAAGCGCCCGGTCCAGATCATCCATTTCATTGCCAAGTTTGACCGCCGCCGCGTATGCCGGGTCAAACTTGCGCTTGAGTTCCTCCGCCCCGCCGCCAGCTTTTTTCAGCGCGGCCTCTGTGTTACGTGCCGACGCAACGACACTATCAAGCCCCGCCTTGGCTTTCTTGGTTGCTGCATCAATGCCCGTTGCGTCGATGTTTAGAGCTAAAGCCATTATGCGCCCGCCTTCGGTTTAGTAATTTTGCGGTCCAAGTTATCCATCGCAATCATAACCTGAACAAACCGCGATTTCTCGACTGGGCAGGTCTGCCCCGCCCAATCTGAATAGGCCGCAATCGCGCGAAACGGTAACGGCGTCCGGCCCATTGGCCCGAAACTTTCGCCGCGTAGGTGCCAGTATGCTTGCCATAGGAATAGGCTTTCCGGATGAACCTTTTCGCCTAAGATCGGCGCTTGCTTGTGGCGTAGATACTCCTCGTCATCGGTGGAATATCGCAGCGACCATGCAAGCGCCTCTGTTAGTTTTTTAGTAGCGCCGCATCCGCCGCCGCAAGATCAATCCCGGCTTTGTCAATCGCATTGCGCAGACCATTCACCGCACCGATAAGTGCGGGGTGGCCGGATTCAAACAGCGCAATGAAGTTTTCCGCCGTTGGCTCGATGTCCTTCCCGCCGTCTTGGATATTCGACACCCAATCAATGACGCAAGTGTCATATACGCCGCGCGTCCAAGCCAAGCCCAGCTTGACACGATCAGCGATTTGCTCCGCTACGATAAGCCCGTCATTGGCCGCCGTTTCCGGGTCGGCAGCCATGCGCTCAATTTTCCGTGCGCTGGTGTTTTGCATCAACGTCATTCGGTCAACCATCGCGCTATATGCGACATTGCCGTGCCCGGCAGGCCGTGCGTTGACGGTGATATAGCAATCGACAGGCTTGCCCTCATAGCCCGCCACGCCGCTTGGCCCAAAGACGCGTGGCAGCTTACGTGTGAACGTGATCACCGGAATTTCGCGCTGGTTAAGGTTTAGCGCCATGTTACACCACCGCCCGCGTGATCTGCATAACTGCAGAAATTCCCGTGTCGTATTCTGGCAGGATTTGGATTTTTTGCATGAGAGACGCGCCTGACATATCAACTTCGGTTTCGCCAAAGCGGCACTTTGGGAATAGGATTGAATACTTTTTCAGCGTGGTAGACCCGATTGGGATAGTCACCGCAAAGGCCGTATGGTTGCCCCGCGCCGCGTTGTAGATTGGCAAGAAGCTGTTTGCCTCAATATACATATTTGCAGTCAGCACGGGCAGGAAGTCGCCACGGGTCACGCCGCAGAAATCATCCGACATAATGCGCGGCTGCGCATCGCGGTTTTCAAACGCCATGTTGATTTCAAGGCTTTCCATGCAATCAAGTGGCGTATAGCCCGCCATGGTGATCTGCCCAATATCCGCCCCGGAACTGATCGGGTCAATATCGGTCGGGTTGGTATAGGTCGCGCCCGTGATCAGTGTGGTTGTCGCCGCGTCCGAGCCAAGGCCGAACAATTCCAAGCTGATATTCGCCGGGGAACGCGCCTTGAGTGTTAGGGTGCCGCTTTGCGCTTCAATGCCGCGATAACGCAGGAACGTCGGGGTGCCGCCAGCGCCTGCCGGGAACGTGTTTTCAACGGAAACCGTGTTGTAGGCTGTCCCATTTTTTAGGACGTTGGCAGACCACGAACCCTGCAACAGCGTGGCAAGCAGATCGTCGTTTACGCCATATTTCAGCGTATCTTCAACAGTGCCCGTCACGTCAATGCCTTGGACGCCCCGGCCATACCGCGCGCCGCCTGCAATCAAGCTGCGGCCTTGGATAACATCCGGCACGGCTTTCATCATCAGCGCGGCGTGCATGGTCTTGAACGCGGGCGTTGTCGGCGTGGTGCCGTTTACGGTTTCGACCACATAGGCCGAGCGTGTTGAACTTGTAGCTGCGCCTGCCATGGTGTGGCCTCCTTAGCGTGTGGAATAGCGCACATATGGCGCTATCAGATTGGTGATATGAAACGGCGGGTCGGCAAAGTCAGCGCCGATGTAGGGGTGTTCATTTGGCGAAAGCTGCGGCGGTGAAAAGCGCACGAACACGTTGCCAGTGGTATCGACAACGCCCGCCGATGTCAGGGACACGCCTTGCAGCAAGCCTTGCAGCGCCTCCGCATAGCCGCGCCATTTAGCCGATCCCTTGCCGCCCTCGGTGTAGATCGTGCAGGTCAGCACCCCGATGTTGTGAATAACGTTATCCGTGCGCCCGATAGAGCCTTGCATCGCCGCGCCAGACTTGATCGTAAGCAACACCGAATTGTTGACGGGCGTAAAAGCGTGGCCGTCCAAGCCGAGCGGCGTTGCGGTCCAGTTGGCCCGCATGTAGGCTTCAATCGCCTGCCGTTCGAGTTGTAGGGTCATACGTTTATCCTAGAGCTGCCCGGTTGCCGCTATTTTAGCATATCCATTCAACCAATGAAAGCTAAGGTATTTTCATCGAATTCCACATAGCTGCAAGCTCTGCCACGGTCAGCGCGACCATCCCGCTCGGTGCTTGGCGGCTATAGCCATCCTCTAGCCTGCCTGCATACTTTAGATTATTTTGCAGGTAAATAGCCGGGAAACCCTCCGCAGCCGCATAAGCCGACAGCGCCGCGCTTGACTTGGCCGCGAAAGCCGACCCCGCGCCCTCCTGCGTGCTTGGGTCCAATCGGCCAACGGATACCAGCCAATTGCTCTTAAATTGCCCTGTATCGACCGGGCTTTTCGTCTGCACCTTGGCCAAGGCTTCGGTTGCCACGTAAACGACTGCGCGGTGAATGCCGCCCATGGTTTCGGCCCACTCGCGGTCTATTTCCAAGGCCCATTCGCGCGCGTTAGCCATGCTTCACCCACCGATAAACTGCGGCGCACCGACATTGGACTAGATCATCCGCACCCGCCCCGTTGTCCACATCGCCCGGAAATGCCAGTATCCCGCCGATTGACGTGATAAACAGCTCCCCAAATTTTATCTTTACGCCGTTCATCGCGTGATGGTGCGGCCTTTCGCGCCCATCTAGCCGAGTCTGCCATTCTTCCTCAAGATACCAACCCGGCCCCATAACGTTTGAATCGACCTGCTGTTGAAAGCCTTCGTGCTGGCCTGCCCGCAGTGAATTCAGCGCTTCGGTTCGTGCTATCACACGCCCGCGATAACCCGCAGCCTTGCGCTTGTGAGCGTCCATAATCTTGTCTAGATCGGCCTTTGCCAGCGGCTTGCCGTCCTTGATCGCCTTCAATATCAGCTTGTCAAACCTGCGGTCTGATAGCTTATAGCGCGGGATTAGCGCGCCCGTTTCCGTGTCCCTGCTGAAATAATCCGCCATGGTTTCGGGGTTTGCCAGCATGGCGCGCGCGCGAATAACTTGATCAGTTTGAGGTGAGTTCAGGCCAAGCAAACCGCCGGAACGCTGTTTGGTGACAGGATCAACCCGCCCAGTGATATCAAGCGCCACGCGCCGCGCCGGGATGCCCTCGTTAACCGATTGCCTGATCAATTCCCGCACCGCTGGCAGGTTGTCGTTAATGCCCTCCACAAGATCAGCCGACCGGGATTCAGCCCATGCCGCCGCCCGTGGGTTCATGCCGAAACCAAACTTTGCACGGATCGCCACGGGCAGGATATTTTCCGCCTGCGCACCCGCGATTAGAAACCCGTCGCGCATGGCCTCCACAATTGGCGACACAAACGCGGGTTTGATTTCAAGCATGGTGATTGCGTCTTCAACTCGCCCGGCTTCAATCGCCGCCACAAGATCAGCATAGTCAATCGCCGCCGTTGATCGGCGAATAGCGGCCATGAATGCGCGGCGAATGTTTGGCTCCATCCGCAACACAAGTTGATCTAAGGTTTGGCGGTCTGCCATTATTTCTCCGCTATCGAAAATTCGCCGCTGATAAATGTGGCAGTAGGGGAACTTGAAAGGATGCAATGCAACATAGTGGTGCCATTATAGAGGCGAATGCCCGGCGTTCCGATTACCTTTTGGGCTGTCACGTTAACAATGGTTGTGCCGATTGTCGCAATATCGCGCGTCACCATCATGCTGATCGTGCCTGTGAGCAATGACGTGCCAAGCGTGACCGATTGGATTGATCGAACGCCCCGATCACCCGCAGCAAGGTTGAACCATACCAAGGTGCCGTTAACCGCCGTCGCTGGGATTTGCGAACCTACGATTGCTGTGAGCGTTGCGACCCGACCCGCCACCCCATCCGAGTTGGTATAGGAAACGGTTGTGTTTGAAATGATCGCGGCGTTTGTCGAAACGGTTGTGAACAGCATCGCAATGCTGCACCCTTCCCCGTTCGTGGTGCCGTTAATGTCGCGCGGTGGAAGCGTTGGCTGCGTGATCGCCTGCGCCGTGGTTGTCGTCACCACAAGCCCACTGTTGACCCAAAGCACGTCGAACATGAGGTGAGAGTGGTTGACGGATGCCCCCATTTGCACTTCGGTCAGATAGTTAGCCCCCGCAGCCGGGTTCTTGATTGGCACACATCCGAAATCTGGAGACAGAGTGCCATCACAGTTACGACCGTTTACGCCGGGGGTGCCGGGAACCCATGCGCCCGGAAAGCCGCCGTCCTTAGACGAGCAATACCAATAGCCCGCCGCGTCCGATGCGGTTGTGGACTTCATAAACCCGACCGAAAAACCGTTGTAAGCCCCAAGGCCAGCGGGTGGATACTCCGCCCCTTGGGAATCGCGGTGCGCCCATCGACCTTCCTCGTTGAAGATCATGTTTTCACCCGGCAACAGGGTGAACGCCATGAGTTCAATCGCCGTCACGCCGTCAAAATGCTCTACAGTAACAATGCAGGACAGGCTGGCATGGTCGTTCGTGATGTTCAGGTGCTTGACGTTGCGCTGTGTTGCAGCGGCCGGGGCCGCTACCACCGTTGTTGTCGTTGCCGTCGTGATGTGTGGCGTATTTGTCCGGCCAAGCGTTCCTGCACCCGCCGCAATATCCACCCACGAGGCGTGAACCTCCACTTGAGCCGCTGCCGATGTAACCACCCGCAGC